AGAGAACCAAGAGTTCAATAGAAAAGAAGCTATACGTGAAGAAATAAAAGCGTATCAAGAAGATCTAGAACGTGAAGCAGAAAATACAACCTTAGCTAGATTCATACGTAACTTAGAGAGTAGAATATATGCGCAACTAAGCAGGCAACTGGTAGATAGTTTGTTCGGTGAAACTGCATCAGATTTTGGTACTCTTGAATTAGAAGGGAACACTATAGAATATAGGGTAGAAGACGATAAAGTAACATTAATAATTACAGATGAAGAAGGCAATACAACAGAAATTACTGTACCTCTTGGTTCTTTTACTTTCTAGTTGTGCCTTACTCGTAGACCCTTTAGACAACGGAGTGCCTCCTATAAGAAGCATTGAGTCAGCGCAAGTTGGTGCTTTACTTACAAACTTAACAGAAGTCCCTTCTCCTATACGAAAGCCTGTTGTAGCTGTATATCCTAAGTCTTTTAAAGATGACACAGGTCAACGTAGGTCTAACAGTCAATACGCAAGTTTTAGCACAGCTATTACTCAAGCCCCTGATGCTTATCTAATTAGAGCTTTGAAACATTCGGGTGTATTTGACGTAGTAGAACGCAAAGGACTAGATAACTTAACAAAAGAAAGACAAATCATACGTACAACGCGGGAATCTTTTGATGAAACACAAAAGGTAAAACCCTTGCTTTTTGCTGGTTTAATCATGGAAGGAGGAGTTATAGGGTATGAGTCTAATGTAAAATCAGGCGGGTCTGGAGCTCGTTATCTTGGTATTGGAGGCTCCAAAGAGTACAGACAGGACTCTGTCACCATCTCTCTACGTACAGTTTCAGTTAGTACAGGTAAAATTCTTATAGAAGTGTTAGTTACTAAATCAATTCTTAGTGCAGCGGTATCTTCTGATGTGTTCAGATTTTATGCAAATAATACTGAATTAGTTGAAATTGAGAGCGGTATAGTAGAAAATGAGTCTATAAATATTGCTTTACAGATGGCTATCGAGACAGCTGTTTTACAAACAATAGAGGAAGGATATGAACAAGGATACTGGAAAACAAGTTCTTGAACTTTTCAAGGCGATTTTATTTGGTTTTGGTTTGTTAATTTTATCTTTGCATTTAATTAGTGCAGACAACGAAATATTTATAGATCAATCAGGTGCTACATCTAATCTAGATATAGAACAAGTCGGCGGCGGCGGTAACATCATAGGTGGTGCAGATGCAGCAGCGGGCAGTATGACGGCACTAGATTTAGATGGTACAAGTATGACCTTAGATGTATTACAAAAAGGTGCATCTAATAAATTCTTAGGTGACATCTGGGCAGACACTTACACAGGTTACTTTTCTTTTATAGGAGACAGTAATACTTTTAACATGTCTACAGACGAAACAAATGCTACAGGTGCAGATGGTTCTAATGTAAATGTTCAGTTCACAGGCAATACAAACACAGCGACTTTGAATCATGCTATGACTGCACTAGCAGCTAACTTAGATTTAGATTGGATAGTCCAAGGTTCAGGTAACACAATTACATCTAGCATAGATGTTGATGGTGCTACTAACTACATGGACATAGACGGTGATGATAATACTGTTACTTATGATGGTGACGGGTATGCAGGTGGTTACTTCTACCTAGACCATACAGGCAGTACAAGAACATTTAACATAGATCAGGAGTCTACATCAGATAATGATTGGCTTAAAATTACATCTGCTGGCTCTAATGGTACTGTTTGCGTTACTCAGTCAGACGCAACTACTTCATTCGTCTGTTGAAATAGGTTCGATATCGGAGCTCAGAGGCAACGCACAAGTCTTAAGAGACAAGCCCTATGGGGCTGAATTAGAGTTTGACATACAACAAATGGATGATGTCCGCACAGAAGCGGGTAGAGTTGCTATAACATTTGAAGATGATTCTACAGTTAAATTAACTGAACATTCTAAACTGGTCATAGATGAGTATATCTATGACCCCGACCCTTCTAAATCAAAGATGGCCTTAAAGTTTGCTAGTGGTACAGCAAGGTTTATCACAGGCAAGTTCAACAACAAAAGCAACATATCTATACGTACGCCTACAGCGGACATTGCTATCAGAGGCACAGACTTTACTTGCACCGTAGATGAGCTTGGCAGGTCATTAGTTATATTATTACCAGATGAAAACGGCATATCTAGTGGCGAGATCCTCGTATCAACAGCATCTGGTAGTGTTACGTTAAACAAACCGTACCAGGCAACGACTGTATCTGTATACGAAAGCAACCCAACAGCTCCTGTTGAGTTAGATATTACGCTAGATCTAATAGATAACATGTTAATCGTAAACCCTCCAGAAGAAACCGAACAACAACTAGAAGAAGCACAGTCAAAGACTACAGTAGACTATTTAGACTTTGAAGATTTAGACATTGATTATCTAGCAGAAGATTTTTTAGAAGCAGAAGAAGACCTAGAGTTTACTGAACTGGATGTTGACATGCTTGCGACAAACTTCTTAGAAGATCTATTAAATGTAATAGATGCATTAGCTATAGACAAAGAAGAAGACCAACTTAAGCAGGGTGGTGTAGGCATTCGTATAGTAGGCACAGAGATAGGACAAGATAAAGATACGCAGATAACTACAATAGTATCTGGGCAGAGTATAAGTTTAACTAGGACTGTAAATCAAAGTGCTAAGGTAAACCTAGACGGCTCTGGTAGCTACACAATAGTATTTATACAAGACGGTGTGGCTAATACAGTTAAGGTTAATGGTGGCTCTTCAACTACAATAACCATTAAACAAGGGACAGGATGAGAAAATTACAGTTTGGGATTTTACTAATATTACTTAGTCTACCTTTAATTTATTCAATACCTTTACTAGAAGTAATCAAATTAAAAACTTTTGATGCATTAGTACCTGAACAACCTCCTTCAGACTACTTTACGATACTAAATATTACAGAAGAAGATATTACCAATGAGGGTGGTTATCCTTTATCACGTCAGACCCTTGCACAAATACATATAAACCTTTTGCGTAGAGGCGCTATAGGTGTTGGGTGGGTTATGGCTTTTCCACAACCTGACAGGTTTGGAGGTGACTTTGAGTTTATGGAAGCGCTCTCCTTCTCTCCAAGCGTACTTGCTATGTTTGAAAACAACACGAACGAATATCCTCCGACCACGGGCACAGTCATACTTGGTGACGGAACAGGTGGCATTCCGGCAGAAGGTGTAATACAAAACATAGAAGTATTAAAACAAAACGCTAGCCAGGGGATTGCAGTTGCTAGAACCGATATTGATAATTTAGTTCGTAGGTTACCTCTGTTGATGCGTACTCCTGATGGATGGGTACCTGCATACGGCACAGAAGTTCTTAAGATTTTAGCGGGTGCAGACACTTATGTTATAAGATCTAGTGATAATGTAATACAAGAAATACGCGTTAAAGGACTCCCACCAGTTAAAACAGACAACTTAGGACGTAAGTGGATAAGTTTCGTGAATACCCCACAAACTAATCTTGCTGAAATGGACGTAGAAAATAAGTTTGTATTTATTGGATTTACTGCAAAAGGTATCATGCCACAGATTGCTACACCGTCTGGGTTACTTGAACCACACAAGATACAAGCCGCGCTTGCAGAATCTATACTTATACAAGACAGTCCTTACATACCAGACTACTCATTCGTTGTAGAGTTTTTAATTTTTATAGTTGGAGTGGTACTTATTTGGGTCTGCTTACACGTTTTTGGAATTACACTAGGGCTTGTAAGCGCTATATCTATATTATTACTTACAGCGAGTTACGGATTCTACACAATAAGTAATGCAGTTCTCATAGATGTAACTTGGGCTCTTATTTCACAATTTATAACAGCTACAGTAGCTTTTTACTTACGTTTCAGAGAACAATACAAGCTACGACAGCAGATCAAAAAACAGTTTGAGCACTATTTAGACCCTAGGCAAGTAAAAGCTTTACAGAAAGATCCGAGCTTACTGAAGTTGGGTGGAGAAAAAAGGGTTTGCACGTATCTATTTACAGATGTACGTGGTTTTACTGCGATGAGTGAACACATGGATCCCGAACGTGTGACTCAAATTATGAATAAGGCACTTACTATACAGTCAGATGCGGTTAAGAAATATGGCGGAATGGTAGATAAATACATTGGAGATGCAATGATGGCTATATTTAACGCACCTCTTGACTTACAAGACCATGAAAAAGCGGCAGTGCTTTGTGCACAAGAAATACAAAAAGAATTTAGAGAATCAGACATTGGGGTTTCAATCGGAATCGGCTTGAATACAGGTGAAGCGGTTATAGGCAACCTAGGTTCGTCTACTAGGTTTGATTACACAGCTATAGGCTCTGCTGTAAACATCGCAGCCAGGTGTGAATCAAGTTGTAAAGCTGTAGGCGTTGATCTAATAATTGCAGAACCTACAGCTATAGCTTCTGGTATGGATTTAAAAGTTTTAGAACCCATAGAAGCAAAAGGTATTACAGAACCTTTGAAAATTTACACTTTATAGGTAAAATAAAAAGACCATTATAGGAGAAAACTATGGCAGGAAGAATAAAAACAGGCCCTAAAGAAGGGATGGTAGGAGATATGAAAGTATCTGAATATCAGATGAAACCAAACGTGCCTAACAGCGCTAACGACATGATGCGAGACCCGATGCAGACTAGAATGCAGTTAGGGATGATGCCTATGTTAGGTAGCCCCATGGAAGACTATAAGTCTTACTAAGGAGTAGGTATGATAATAACTTCAACTACTAGTGGAGATAAAGATTTAGTTTGGGAGCTTAATGATAAAGGTGAGCATATAATTACTTTATATCAAGTGCCTACCAAAGACGGAGAAGCTCCTACGAAATTAAAATCAATGAAACTTAAAAATGGCTAGAACTAGAAAAAAACCTTCTATGAAGGTAAAAAAGAAAAGCCTAACTAAACGTCAAGACGCGGCTATGAAACGTCACTCAAAACATCATACAGCTGCACACATGAAATATATGAAACGCCGTATGTTGATGGGCGACAACTTTAGAGCTGCACACAAGAAGGCGCAGAAACAAGTTGGTAAGTAGTATGGCTCGTAATTACCGTGCTGAATATGATAATTATCAAGGCAGTACAAAACAAAAGAAAAGAAGAGCCGCTAGGAATAGGGTACGTAGAAGAATGATACGTAGTGGCAAGGCTAGAAAAGGTGATGGAAAAGACGTACATCACATTGACGGCAACCCTCTAAATGACTCTCCAAAAAATATTAGAATGGAGTCTAAGAAGTCTAACAGGTCTTTTCGAAGAACAAAAACAGCTCGTAAAAAAAGGAGATAATATGGTTACAAGAACCGCAAAAAAGAAAAAAGCTAGGAAGTCAAAGAAAAGTGGGGCTAAACCTACTAATCCAGCTTTGTATGCAAGAGTAAAAGCAGAAGCTAAAAGAAAATTTAAGGTCTATCCTTCTGCATACGCCAATGGCTGGCTAGTGCGTACATATAAGAAAAGAGGTGGGGGCTATAGGTAATGGCTAAACCTACTGGTGGACTAACTGCATGGTTTGGAAAAGGCCCTAAAGGCGATTGGGTGGACATTGGTGCCCCCAAAAAGAAAGGGAAGTTTCAAGCATGTGGTAGAAAGTCTGCTAAGGGTAAGAGTAAAAGAAAATACCCTAAATGTGTACCGAGATCAAAAGCAAGAAGTATGACAGCCGCACAAAGAAAGAGTGCTGTCAGAAGAAAACGTGCAGCAGGTAACCCTGGAGGCAAACCTAGAAACGTGCGTACAATTGTTAAGAAGAGAAAAACTACACGTAAGCGCAAAAAGAAATAATTATTGGTTTCTTACTTGTTTTATAAGTTTAGCTAAGTACCACTCAGCTTTATGTAAATCTTCAATACCATTCTTTTCTTTATACCTTGTGACATACTTAATTATGTTACCTTCTAGGTATCCTAAATTATGAGCAAGTATGTAATCTGTAGTCTCGATTGATTTGTTGTAATAAGGTGGATTAATTTTATCCGACATTCTAACCTCCTGTTGTAAGCACACTAGTTAATTTGTCTATATACTCATTGAAACTAAGTGCTTGTTCTAAAAATTCTTTAACTGTAAAAAATGTTTTATCTATATCCTGTGTAAGCAGGCACACTATGACTTATAGCTTTTTTTAACCATTCTTTTTGTTGAGTAGAAGTATTAATTGAGATTTTAGATGTTAGCTTCACAGGGATTTTTTTATGATATTTGTATTCTACAAACACGCAGCCAGCCAGGCCGCTGTAGTACACGTCAGGCACGCCGCCATGATATGCATCATTGATTTTCCAACGATATATTTCTTTGGAGAGCGCTTTGTGGATCTTTGCTATAAATGTTTTCTCGATCACCGAGCCAAGTATAGCATATAGGAAAGTGCATACATGGTGCGACAGCATGTGACGCACCATGTAACACAAACATAATATTAAGCTGAAGCTTTAGGTAAGGCCTCATAGACCGACTTAGCAAAGTCATAGTGGTCTTTGTTAACCCACCCTTGGTTTTCAACTGAAATATTATAGAACGCTTTACCCGTTCTGTTTTCGGTACGAGCAGAAGACATCGTCCATACAGACGCGAATCTATCTCCACCTAAACGCATTATTTGAGTGTTCCATTCTCTGCTTACACGAAGCTTTGAACTTGCACAATCAAATATAAAAGGGGTTGTGTCTAACTCACCTGTTTTTTCATCGATTCTAATCAATGTATGCGAGTGAGTTTG